TCTCCGCTGCGCGGGAAGTCGTTGCGCGTGACCCATACCCCGTGACCGAAACGCTGTGCCTGAATGCCTTGGCGTCGGCGCTCGACAAGCTCGAAGAGTTGCCTGCGCCAGCCAAGGCCGGTCAGGGATGGGCAGGACAATGAGAAAACGATCTACCCCCTCCGTGCGAAAGCACATCGCACAGGCCATCGCCCTGGCCGGTGGTCAGGTGAAGCTGGCGGCCCTCCTCGGCGTCTCGCAGCAGGCCGTCAGCGGCTGGCTGAATGGTGCCCGCTGGATGCCCGTGCGCCACGCCCAGGCCATCCACGAGCGGCTCGGCGTGCCCGCCGCGAACCTGGTCAACCCAGAGAAGGTGCTGGGATAGCATGACCACCGAGAAGGACAACCTCATCGCGGCTCTCGAGCCGCTGACATCTCGCGCCCGCACGGACGTGACCGCTATCAAGGCCCAGACCGGCATGGCCTGGACCCGCGAGCCCCTGACCGAGGCGCGCTTGAAGCGCCACCTCGACGGCACGATGCCCCGAGGCGTCTGCCCCATCAAGGCGGGCGAGAGCACGACGCGCATCGCCCTGTTCGACCTCGACAGCCACAAGGGGCAGACCTCTTGGGAGGAGATGGTGGCTGTGGCCGAAGGCCTGGCCAACGCCGCGCGCACGTTTCACGTCGAGCTGGTCCCCTTCCGCTCGACGGGCGGCAACGGCATCCACCTGTTCGCCGTCTGGGCCGAGCCCCAGGACGCCCACTCGGTGCGCGGCTTGATGCGCGTCATCCTGTCCCGCGTCGGGCTGCGCGACGGTGCGAAGGGCGTGGCCAACTTTGAGGCCGAGGTCTTCCCCAAACAGGACAGCGTGCCGGAGCAGGGCTTCGGGAACCAGTTCATCCTGCCCCTGGCTGGCAAGAGCGCACCGCTCGAGCCCATGTTCGACTACGAGGTGATGCCGCGCGAGTACGCACATGACCTGCTGCCTTGGCCAGTCTCGGCCCCTGTGCCGGTGCTCGAGCGGTCGGTGCGGGAAACGCACAGCGTAACTGTGTTTTCGGATGGCGATCTAAACCAGCTGCGCGACGCCCTGGCCGCCATCCCCAACGACACGAGCCCCTTGGGCTATGACGAGTGGCGCGACATCATCTCGGGCATCCATCACGCCACGGGCGGGAGCGATGAGGGCTATGCCCTGGCGCTCGAGTTCTCGGCCAGGGCCCCGCACTTCGATGAGGACGAGCTGGCCATCAAGGTCTGGGCTTGGCTCGACCAGAAGGGCGAGACCGCCAGCCCCATCACCGAGCGCACGATCTTCGCCAAGGCTCGCGAGCACGGGTGGCAGGACGTCGCCTCGGCCGATGACTTCGAGGACTTGACGCCGGTGGTGCTGGAGGGAGAGCAGGTCGATCTGCTCCTCCCCTCCTTCGAGCGTGACGGCAAGGGCAGGATCGAGGCGGTCCTCGGCAACGTACGCTCGGCCCTCCTGCGGCCAGACGTCTGCGGCATGGACATCAGGTACGACACCTTCAGGGACGAGATCGTCTACGCCGACGTTGACAGTCCCGACAAGTGGCTCGCCTTCAAGGACCACCACGCCGTCGAGCTGCGGCTGACCCTGGAGAGGTTGGGCTTCAAGCCCGTCGGCCGCGAGCTGATCCGCGACGTGGTCGACTACATCTCCCAGATGCAACCGGTCGACAGCGCCCAGGTCTGGCTCAACGGCCTCAAGTGGGACGGCGTCAACCGGGTCGACGGCTTCTATGCCCGCTACTTCGGCGTCCCCATCGGCCCCTATGCCTGCGCCGTCTCGCGCTACATCTGGACGGCGATGGCGGGCAGGGTGATGGTGCCAGGCGTCAAGGCGGACATGGTGCCGATCCTCACCGGCGAGCAGGGACAGCGCAAGTCCTCGGGGATCGAGGCTATGGCCCCCTTCGACACCTTCCGCGAGATGAACTTCCACCAGAACGAGGATGCCCGGGCTCGACTGATGCGCGGGTGCCTGATGGTGGAGCTGGGCGAGCTGTCTGGTCTCAAGACCAAGGCCATCGAAGAGATCAAGGCGTGGACCGCCCGGCGCAAGGAGGACTGGGTGCCGAAGTACAAGGAGTTTTCGACCACACTACTGCGCCGCTGTGCCTTCCAGGGCACCACCAACGAGGGTCAGTTCCTCGACGACCCTACGGGCGAGCGGCGCTGGTTGCCGATGGCCTCGGGCGTGGTGGACGTCGAGGGTATCGCCCGGGATCGCGACCAGCTCTGGGCGGAAGGCAGGGTGCTGTTCGAGGAGGGTGGCGTCGCATGGCGCGAAGCCGAGACCCTCGCCAAGGGCGAGCACGGGGGCTACCGGGTGCAAGACACCTGGGAAGACACCATCGAAAAGTGGTTGGCCACCCCCGAGCTGGATGGGTCTCTGCCCGGGGCAGAGGGCTTCTCGACGCACCAGGTTCTGACGGAAGCACTGAACTTCCGCGAACACGCAATAAAACGCACGGACGAGATGAGGGCAGCGAAGGCCCTCAAGGCCATCGGTTTCTGCAGTAAAGTGCAGAGAGTGGACGGGAAGGTCGTTCGGAGGTGGGCGCGTAACGCCCCGTAACGCCGCTGTAGCGACCTCTGTAACAGCAAAAAGCTCATATAAAACATCGTTGTAACAACCGTAACAACCTATAACCCTATTAAAAGGTTATATATATATAGGAGGGGGTGGGGCGGGCGCTCCGGGCAAAGGTAGAGAAAAAACCACTGTTGCGGTCGTTACACCCGCCGCAAACCCCCACTGTGACTGGGTTTAAGGCGTAACAACGTAGGTCGTTACAGGTCGCAACACTTGGCGTTACACCACAGGAGCACGCAAAAAATGGCACGTTTGGGCGAGAAGCACCACGACGCGAAGCTGACCAACGCAGAGGTCGAGCTGATGCGGTCGATGTATGAGGAGGGCGGCTGGAGCTACGGCACGCTCGCCAAGAAGTTCGATATGCACAAAGCGACGGTCGCCGACATCATCACATTCAGGATCAGGAAACAGGGATGAGGGGTACGACCAAAACTGACGTATGGCTAAGTGCGGTTCGCGTGCCGTACCTTCCCGCTCACAATGGCTAGACCTCTCCTAAACCCAGAAGGCCGGTACTCCCTCGAACTGGCGGCCAGCATCCTGGACCGGCTGCGTGAGGGCGAGACGCTCGTCGACATCTGCCGGTCGCCCGGCATGCCCTCCCGCAACACGGTGCACCAGTGGGTCACCACCAACCCCGAGTTCGCTGCCGCCTACGAGCTGGCCCGCGACCAGGGCTTCGACGCCATCGCCAACGACGTGATGCGCATCGCCGACCAGACAGAGCACGACACCATCGAGACCGACCGCGGGCCCAAGGCCAACGCCGAGTGGATCGCCCGCTCGAAGCTGCGTGTCTGGACCCGCATGCAGCTGCTCGAGAAGTGGTCGCACCGCTACCGCCCGCAGTCGGGCATCCAGCTGTCGAACCCAGAGGGCGGCCCCGTCGAGTTCTCCGACGTCGCCGCCTCTGCCAAGATCGCCTCGCTCCTGGCCCTTGCCAAAGCGCGCCGTGACGGTGAGCCCGAAGATGGATCGGATTTGGCGTGACGCCCCCCTCGGCAGCCGAGGTCCAGTCACTCCTGCCCCACCTGAGCGAGAGGGAGCGCGCCGACCTATTCGCCCTCCTCGCCCGGGACAAGAAGCGCTGGCGGCCCCTCCCTGGGCCACAGACCGATGCCTACCAGAGCACGGCGGACATCATCGGCTACGGTGGTGCTGCAGGCGGCGGCAAGACCGACCTGGCCTGCGGTAAGAGCATCGAGGACCACCGCAAGATCATGATCCTGCGCCGCGTCGGCACAGAGCTCTCCGCCATCGAGGACAGGCTCGAGGAGCTCTTCGGCACCAAGGACGGATACAACTCGACGAAGGGCATCTGGCGGCAGACGCGCAGCGACGGCAAGGCCCTGCAGATCGAGCTTGGCTCTGTGCCCAACGCCGGGGACGAGAAGAAGTACCAGGGGCGGCCGCACGACCTGATCGTGTTCGACGAGGCTGCCAACTTCCTCGAGCTGCAGGTGCGCTTCCTGCTGGGCTGGCTGCGCACCACGGTGGTCGGCCAACGCTGCCAGGCACTGCTGACCTTCAACCCGCCAACCAGCGCAGAGGGCCGCTGGATCGTCGACTTCTTCGGCCCCTGGCTCGACGACAAGCACCCCAACCCCGCCGTCCCCGGCGAGCTGCGCTGGTTCGCGACCGTCGCTGGCAATGACCTCGAGGTCGACAGCGGCAAGCCCTTCGTCATCGCCGACGGCGAGCCCGACTACGACTTCAACCCCGCCGACTACGCAGAGAGCCCAGACCTGGTGATCCAGCCCATGTCTCGGACCTTCATCCCCTCGCGAGTGCGAGACAACCCCTTCCTCACCGGGACCGGCTACATGAGCACGCTACAGGCGCTGCCAGAACCCCTTCGCAGCCAGATGCTGAACGGCGACTTCAAGGCGGGCATGGAGGACGACATCTGGCAGGTCATCCCGACCCGCTGGGTGGAGCTGGCACAGGCCCGCTGGAAGCCCCTCTCCCCCAAGCCCGAAATGGTGTCGCTCGGTGTCGACGTGGCGCGAGGGGGCAAGGACAAGACCGTGATCTACCGCAGGCATGAGGGCTGGTGGTTTGACGAGCCCCTCGAGTACCCGGGAGCAGAGACGCCCAACGGCCCGATGGTGGCGGGCCTGGCCATCGCAGCCAACCGCAACCACAGCCCCATCCACATCGACGTCATCGGCGTGGGCTCGAGCCCCTACGACTTCCTGAAGGAGGCGAGGCAGCAGGTGCTCGGCGTCAACGTCTCGGAGAAGTCGGGGGCACGCGACAAGTCGGGGCGTCTGGGCTTCTTCAATCAGCGGTCGGAGCACATCTGGCGGCTGCGCGAGCTGCTCGACCCAGAGGCCAACAACAACATCGCCCTGCCCCCCTCGAAGAGGCTCCTGGCAGACCTCTGCGCACCGAAGTGGAAGCTCCGTGGCTCCCAGGTCTACGTCGAGAGCAGGGAGGACATCGTCGACAGGATCAAGCGCAGCCCCGACCACCTATCCGCTCTGGCCCTCGCCTGCATCAACACCCCGAAGATGCGCAACATGCCCGGTATGTCTTCGAGGAAGCCTCGCGACTACGATCCGCTCGCTTAAGCCCGAGGCCTGAACCATGTGCGGTAACCCGCTTCGCCTTCTCTCCCCTGTTGCCGCTGTGTTCGGCGCTGCAAGCGATCAGCGCAAGGCGCTGCGCGCGCAGGACGCTGCCCAGCGCGAGGCGGCTGCTGCCGCCGCCAAGACGCAGGCCGACGCGCAGCAGGCAGAGGCCAAGGCGCAGCGACAGGCCCCCAACCTGGCCTCGCTCTTCAAGGCCAACAAGGTGGGGTCGGCTGCCGCCACGCTGCTCACAGGCCCAGGCGGTGCCCCACTGCAGAATATGGCCCTGGGTAGGAACGTGTTGCTCGGCGGATGATGAACATGACCCTGACCCCGACCCCAACCCCGACCCTGACCACCGCGCAAATCGATAAGCTGGCGCTGGCATGCGGCGTCCAGCGCCGCGGCCGCAGCGATGAGGTGCTTTTCCAGGCGTGCCTTAAGATGGTCCGATTGAACCTCGGGTCGCCGCTATGACCCGCGAACAGAAGGCCGAGTACCTGAAGGCGTACTATGCAGCCAACAAAGAGAAGGCGGCCGAGTACCAGAAGGCATACCGCGCGGCCAACAAAGAGAAGGTGGCGGAGCAACAGAAGGCCTACTACGCGGCCAACAAAGAGAAGCGGGCTGCGGCTATCAAGGCATATCACGCGGCCAACAAGGCGAAGGCGGCTGTGGTGAACAAGGCATGGCGCGAGGCTAACGCCGAGAAGGTGGCTGCGGCCAACAAGGCTTGCTACGAGGCCAACAAAGAGAAGCGGGCTGCGGCCACCAAGGCATGGCGCGCGGCCAACCCCGAAAAAGTGGCCTCGTACGGCAAGGCGTCTGGCAAGGCTTGGAGCGAGGCCAACAAAGAGAAGCGGGCTGCGTGCTGCGGCGAGCGGCGAGCCCGCCAAAGCCGCGCCACCCTGCCCACCGTGAGCCGTGAAGCCCTGGTCGCCATCTACGAGCGGTCGGAGCACCTGAGCCAACTGACCGGCGTGCGGCACCACGTCGACCACATCGTGCCCCTCAAAGGCAAGACCGTCTGCGGGCTGCACGTTCCTTGGAACCTGCAGTGCATCCCAGCCCGCGAAAACATAGCGAAGGGGAACCGGCTGTGATCGAGACCCCCAAGAAGCAGCACTACCAGAAGCGATGGTCCATGCTCGAGACCGAGCGGTCGTCGTGGGTATCGCACTGGGAAGAGCTGTCGACGCAACTCTTCCCTCGCGCTGGCCGCTTCTCCGTGACCGACCGCAACGACGGCAAGAAGCGCCACAACAACATCTACGACCGCACCGGCACGGGCGCTCTGCGCATCCTGGCGGCGGGCATGATGTCGGGCGTCACCAGCCCCGCGCGCCCCTGGTTCCGGCTGCGCATCCCCGACGACGCGCTCATGGAATATCAGCCCGTCAAGGTCTGGCTGGCCCAGGTCACCCGCAAGATGCAGGCCACGTTCGGCCAGTCCAACACCTACCGCGCCCTGCACCAGCTCTACGAGGAGCTTGGTGCCTTCGGCACGGCCAACACCCTGATGATGGATGACTTCGAGCGAGGCATCCACCTCTACCCTAACACCGTGGGGCGTTATGCCCTGGCCACCGACTTCAGGGGCAACGTCGACACGTCCTACCGCGAGCTGCAGAAGACCGCACGCCAGCTGGTACAGGAATTTGGTGAAACCAATGTCTCGTCGGCCGTCAGGAACATGGTCTCCAACGGCAACGGCGACAGCTGGGTCACCATCGTCCACGCCATCGAGCCCCGCAAGGAGCGCGACATCCGCTCGAAGCAGAGCAGCCAGATGCCCTGGGCCAGCTGCTACTTCGAGAAGGGCGGCGACGGCGACAAGCTCCTGCGCGAGAGCGGCTTCGAGCGGTTCCGCGTCCTGGCCCCTCGCTGGTACACCTCGAGCGAGGACGTCTACGGCCAGAGCCCCGGCATGGAAGTGCTCGGCGACATCAAGCAGCTCCAGCACGAGCAACTGCGCAAGAGCCAGGGCATCGACTACCAGACCCGCCCGCCGCTCCAGGGCCCCTCGAGCCTCAAGGGCGAGGAGGTCGACATCCTGCCGGGCGGCTACACCGTCGCCGACACGGCCTCTGCCGGTGGTGGCGTTAAGCCCCTCTTCCAGGTGGGCCTCGACCTCAACCACCTGCTGATGGACATTCAGGACGTCCGCCAACGCATCCGCGAGGGCATGTACTCCGACCTCTTCCTGATGATCTCGCAGGCCGTCTCGACCAACATGACGGCCACCGAGGTGGCAGAGCGCCACGAGGAGAAGCTCCTGATGCTCGGCCCCGTGCTCGAGCGTCTCCACAACGAGCTGCTCGACCCGCTCATCGAGATCACCTTCGAGCGCCTGCTGCAGGCGGGTGCGCTGCCGCCCCCGCCCGAAGAGCTGATCGGCGTGAACCTCGACGTCGAGTTCGTCTCGATCCTGGCACAGGCCCAACGTGCCATCGGCGCGAATAGCACCGACCGCTTCGTCGGCAACCTCGGCGCTATGGCCCAGATCAAGCCCGAAGTGCTCGACAAGTTCGACGCAGACCGCTGGGTGGACAACTACGCAGACCAGATCGGCGTCGACCCAGAGCTGATCGTCGGCAAGGAGGAGGTCGCCCTCGTCCGCAAGGCCCGTGCCGACCAGCAGGCGGCGCAACAGGCAGCAGCCACCGCGCAGCAGGCCGCCGAGAGCATGGGCAAGCTGGGCGGCGTCGCCACGCAGAACGGTGCCTCGAACGCAGGTGCCGACGTCATGAACCAGCTAACCGGCTACGGCTCGCCAGCGCCGTACAGCTACTAGGAGAACGACATGTCCGACGGACCCGCGCGCAGCTTCGCAGCCGTAACACCCCACGACACCACCGACTTTGCGGGTGGTGCTGCCTCGGCCCTCTTCGTGGGTGTCGGCGGCAACGTGGTCGTGGTCGGCGTCGACAACTTCGCAGGCGCGGTGGTCGAGACGTTCAAGAACGTCGCGAGCGGCACGATCCTGCCTGTCCGTTGCCGCCGGGTGAACGCCACGAACACCACGGCCACCGACATCAAGGCGCTCTACCTGTGAGCACGGCCCTTGGCATAGGTCTGGGGGGCCTCGGTGTCTTTTCGCGCCTGGCGGCTACGCAAGGCTTGGACCTGGACTTCGCTAAAGGCGTCTACGCCCTCAACGGGCCGAGATTGCCTGCCTTCCCTACTGGCTGGTCATTTTCCCGCACTGACACGAACGGCACGGCGACTGCGCTGGACCTTGCGGGGAACGTCATCCAGTTCGCCACGGGCGTCCCCCGCATCACGAACCGGGGGATACTGGTTGAGGAAGCGCGGACGAACGGCATCCGTAACAGTGTGGCGGCGGGCGCTGTCGTCGGGACGCCGGGAACGCTTCCTACTAACTGGACCACGTTCTCTGGTAGTAACGGCCTTTCTCCGCAAATCGTCGCGGTTGGAACTGATAGCGTCACCGGCACGGGCTTTGTTGAAGTCCGTTTTTCTGGCACGACCGTTAACAACACAGGCTCACAAATAAAGTTTGAGGGCGGTATCGCGGCTACGAACGCACAAGCGTGGACCGCGTCGGTTTATGCGGCGTTGGTCGCCGGGTCAGTGTCGGGATTTACCTCTGGCCCTCTTCTTCAGTTTGACATGAACAATAGTGTTCCCGCATACGTCGGGAACTCAACAGCCGTGGCGGTTGCGGGGTCGGCGTCAATGACGCGCGGATCGGTGACGTTTACAACGAACCAAGCAACTACCGCTTTTGTTGCGCCCTACATCGTCATCACCCCCGGCACCGGCAAGACCGTCGATTTTACCCTTCGTATTTCACTTCCCCAGATGGAACTCGGAGCCTTCGCCACCTCCCCCATCATCACCACAGGAGCGGCGGGGACGCGGGGGGCTGATGTTCCTGTGAACCTTGGTGTGCCGACATACAGCAGCGGCGTGACTTTGGTTACTGATGTTGAGTTTCTCACCAGCGCGGCACCAGCTACGGCAAATGAGTTCGTTTCGACGCTTTCTGATGCGACGATCAGTAATCGCATCAGCCTTTTCCGGGTTCAAGGCACGTCAAACGTCGGAAGTCGGGCGGCTGTTGGCGGCGTCAATGCAAACCCCGGAGACATTACGGGTGGCGCACCGCTTGGCATTCGACGGCTTGGTATAACTGTCGCGCCGGGGCGTTCCATATCCGCGTCAAACGGAACGCTGTCTTCGGGTAACACGCCAACTGCCGTCGCCAACTACACGCAGCTTAACGTAGGCGTAGGAGACGCGGGCACGGGTTCATGGGTCAACGGATACATCCGCCGTATCCGCGTCCTCCCGTTTGCCGCTACTGACGCTCAACTCCAAGCCCTGACCGCGCCATGACCCGCCGCCTCGGACTGCTGGCCGCGTTTGCCCTCTCCGGCCTGTTCTGGTGGTGGCTGTTTACCCTGCTGCCATCCGGTGGCTCAGACTGGCGAGACAGGCCCCCGACCCGCTACCAGCGCGACGCAACGGCGGGCGTTGTGTTCACGACCGAGGCAAGGGTCCAGCGTATGTGCCCCCAAGTTCGCTACGCCGTGGGCTGCACGGTCGGCGGGACGATCTATGTGCCAAACCCCTGCCGCTGGGGTGACGGCTATGCTACGCTAATGTGTCACGAGATGGCGCACGTTAGCGGATGGTCGTCTGAGCATGAGCGCTAAAACAACAGCATGGAAGTGAAGCATGGCCTTGATGTTTGTTCCTCCCGACGACTGCAAACCTGATTGGGCCACAGACACCCAGTGGCGGGCCGCTGAGGCGGTCCAAAAGCACGGCAGCATCCGCAAAGCCGCCGAGGCGCTGGGCTTGGGGAAGTCAGCCGTTCAGGAAGCAGCTGACCGCTACCAGAAAGAGGCCGCCCGCCGTGGCCACGCGCCGGGCCACTTCAACGAGGGCGTCGCCCCCGGCTACCGCATGGGCAAGGTCACAGTCCAGCGCGGCCCCAACGGCGTCGAGCGGGTGTGGGAGCGTCAGTCGCCCGACGCCGAGGCGCAGGCCGAAAGGCTGCTGGCTATCAAGGCGGCGCTACTTGAGGGACTGGAACCACTCAAACCCCTCGCCCCACCCGCACACACCGACGACGATCTGCTGACGGTCTACCCACAGGGCGATCCGCACGCTGGCCTCTACTCTTGGAAGGAAGAGACGGGACAGACCTTCGACCTGGTCGAGTTCGAGCGCATCACCAAGGCGGCCATCGACAGGCTGGTCGCCTCTACGCCCTCTTCGACCTACGCCCTCTACATCGATCTGGGCGACAGCCTCCACGCCGACAACAACGCGAGCCGCACCAAGAGCGGCCACCATCTCGACACGCACGGCCGCCACGCAGAGGTCGTCCGCGCCAGCATCCGCTGCAAGCGCCACCACATCGCCCGCATGCTCGAGAAGCACCTCTACCTCACCGTGCGGATCAACCCCGGCAACCACGACGGCATCACCGCGATCATGCTGGCCGAGATGCTGGCGCTGCTCTACGAGAACGAGCCCAGGGTCACGGTCGTCACCAGCCCGAACCCCTACTGGTTCATGGGCTTCGGCACCAACCTGATTGGCACCACCCACGGCGACGGGGCGAAGGGCAAAGACCTCCCCCTGCTGATGGCCGTCGACGTGCCCGACCTGTGGCAAGCCTCACAGCACGGCTCCCGCGTCTGGTACGTCGGCCACGTCCACCACGGCGACGAGAAGGACTACCCGGGCGTGACGGTCAAATACAAACGCACCCTCGCCGCCCCCGACATCTGGAGCCACGCAAGCGGCTATCGGTCGGTGCGGTCGATGGATGCGGAGACCTACCACCGCCTGGACGGCGAGGTCGAAAAGCACACCTGCTCGCTGGCCCGGCTCGAGCGCGGTATGTCTTCCCTTACGCGCGCGACGTAGGTTCCCGCTATGAGCCAGGAAGACCCGACCGACTTGGAGACCCAGCACAAGAGCGCCGAGGCGAGAGCCCAGGACGCTCGGAACCGCAGGGACACTGACAAGGCCGATCTGGAATGGCTCATGGCCACGCCTCGGGGCCGCCGGATTGTCTGGCGTCTGCTCGAGGCCACGGGTCTCTACGTCTCAAGTTTCACTGGCAACAGTGAGACGTTCTTTAGGGAAGGCAAGCGCGCCATCGGTCTCGAGTTCCAGGGCAAGGTCGCCAAGGCCGCGCCGCTGGGCTTCCAGACCATGATGCAGGAGCATTTCGGACATGACTGACACGACGCTGATGACGGCCAACACGACCACCGATGAAGCCGCATCGCAGACCGCGGGCGACGTCGCCAACACCGACGCCACCGCACAGCAGCCGGTAGCCGAAGCCGCCCCGACCGATCCGGTCGAAGGCGAACAGGCGCAGCAGGCCGAAGGCGACAAGGCCGAAGACGCACCCCAGGGCGCGCCCGAAGCCTACGAGGACTTCTCCGTGCCGGAAGGCGTCGAACTCGACGCTGAACTGCTCGGTGAGTTCAAGAACGTCGCCAAGGAACTCAACCTGCCGCAGGACGCCGCGCAAAAGGTCACGGACCTTGGCGTGAAGCTGGCCCAGAAGTGGGTCGCTGAAAGCCAACAGGCGACGAGCGAGATGTTCGCCGACTGGAAGGGCCGTGCCGAAACCGACAAGGAGTTCGGGGGCGATGCTCTCCCGGCCAACTTGGCGGTCGCGAAGAAGGCAGTCGACCAGTTCGGCACGCCAGAACTCCGCGAACTGCTGGACGTACACCGCCTCGGCGACAACCCGGAAGTCATCCGGTTCATGTTCCGTGTCGGCAAGGCCATCAGCGAAGACACGTTCGTGGCGGGGGGCAAGTCCTCTCCCGCCCAGGACGCAGCCAAGACCCTTTTCCCCAACATGAACTGACTGGAGAACTACCGTGGCCACCCTTACGGATACCCACCCCACTCTGCTGGACGTTTCCAAGCGTCTGGACCCGAACGGCAAGGTCGACAAGATCGTCGAAATCCTCGCCCAGACCAACGAAATCCTGGCCGACGCCGTGTACATCGAAGGCAACCTGCCGACGGGTCACCGCTCGACCATCCGCACCGGCCTGCCTGCCCCGACCTGGCGCAAGCTGTACGGCGGCGTTCAGCCGACCAAGTCGCGCACCGCCCAGGTGACCGACAACGCCGGTATGATGGAAGCCTACGCCGAGGTCGACAAGGCCCTGGCTGACCTGAACGGCAACACCGCTGCCTTCCGCCTGTCGGAAGACACCGCCCACATCGAGGGCATGTCGCAAGACCTCGCCTCCTCGATCTTCTACGCCGACGAAGATGTCACCCCCGAGAAGTTCACGGGCTTCGCCGCTCGCTACTCCTCGCTGTCCGCCGAAAACGGCCAGAACATCAACGCCTCGGCCGCCGACGGCTCGAACTCCACCAACACCTCGATCTGGTTCATTGGCTGGGGCCCGAACTCCTGCTTCATGACCTACCCGAAGGGCTCCGTTGCCGGTCTCAAGACCGACGACAAGGGCCAGATCACCATCGAGAACGTCGATGGTGCCGGTGGCCGGATGGAAGCCTACCGCACGCACTACCGCATGGACGCTGGCCTGGTCCTCAAGGACTGGCGCTACGTCTACCGCATCCAGGTTGACTTCGCCGAGCTGACGAAGGATGCCGCGACCGGCGCTGACCTCATCGACCTGATGACCGACGTCGCCTCGTTCATCCCGAACCTGACCGGCATCCGTGGTGCCTTCTACTGCAGCCGCCGCGTTCACAGCTTCCTGCGCCGCCAGATGGTCAACAAGGTCAAGAACTCGACCCTGATGATGTCGGACGTCGCTGGCCAGTCCGTGATGACCTTCGACGGCTTCCCGGTTCGCCGGGTCGACAGCCTGCTGCACACTGAAGCAAAGGTCGCCGCGTAAGCGGGGCCCCTGGAGAACAAGACCATGATCCTCGACGAACGCAACGAGTTCGCAGATGCCGTTTCGGTGGCAGCTGCGGCAGGCACCGCCCTCATCGGCGATGTCATCGACCTGGGTGCTGCCTCGCGCGACATTGGCGCTGGCGAACCCCTGTACCTCATCATCCAGACCGCCACCGAAATCATCACCGGCGGTTCCGCGGGCACCATCGAGTTCCGCCTGGCCTCGGACAGCACGGCCAACCTGGCCACGTCCCCGACCACGCACATCTCGACGGGCACCCTGGTGACGGACGATGCTGCAGCCAACGACGCCCGCCTCAACGCTGGTGGCCTGATCTGCTCCATCTCCCTCCCGCAGGGCGCGGTCTACGAGCGTTATCTCGGCGTTCTCGCCGTGATCGCCACCACGACCGTGACGGCTGGCGCTATCAACGCCTGGCTCTCGACGAGCCCGTACCCGGCCCACCGCGCCTACCCTGACGCGATGCCGGTCTAAGGGGCTGAAACGTGAGCAAAGCCCGCATTGACGCACAAGGCCGACGCTTCGACGCTGAAGGCCGCCGCGTCTACGACAAGGCTGGGAAAAACACCTGGGTGGAAGCTATCCACCCGGGTGTCTACCCCGCCAACCACTTCCGCCCGGTGGGCTCGAAGTTCCAGCTCGCCGAAGGCCACGGCATCGTCGACTGGATGGCTGTTGTCGAAGACGAAGCTCCCCGCAAGGTGGCCCGGGCAAAGCCCGTTCTGGTCACTGCGGCTGCTACCTTCCCCGCCGAAGTGGAACAGGCCCTGGCCGAAGCCGCTGAAGCTGGCGAAGAGCAGGCCGACCTGGTCTAGGCCAGAGATAGCCCCCTCCCCGTAGGGGTTCCGAGCCGGGGGCCCACAAGCCCCCGGCTCTTTTCTTTGAGGTGACCTCCGTGACAACTTCTGTAGCGATTGCGAATTTGGCCCTGTCGCACCTCGGCGACGACGCCACCGTCGTGAACCTCGAGCCCCCGGAGGGCAGCGCGCAGGCCGAGCAGGCCGCCCTGTTCTACCCCATCGCGCGCGACGCGCTGCTCGAGATGTACCCTTGGAACTTCGCGCTGCGCCGCACGACGCTGGCCCTGCTTGATGAAGAGCCCAACACGCAGTGGGCCTATGCCTACGCCCTGCCCTCCAACGTGCTGAATGTGTTCGCCGTTCAGGGTGCGGAAGACACCGACGACTTCGTCGGCACCACATACGGCCCTCTGGCCGCCATCAACGGGGTCAACGACTTCGAGATCGAGGGCCTCTCCGACAACACGCGCGTGCTCTACACCAACGTGGTCGACGCGCGCATCCGCTACACCGTCGCCGTGACGATCCCCAGCTTCTTCCCGCCCCTCTTTACCCTTGCCCTCTCCTACTTCCTGGCCAGCTTCCTGGCTGGCCCGGTGCTGAAGGGCGAGACGGGCCGCACGGTTGCCGCCCAGATGCTCCAGACGATGGGCGTCTACCTGAACCAGGCCCAGGTCATGGACGCCAAGCAGCGCCGCGCCAGCCGCGTCCGCGACGCCCACGTCGCCCCCTGGGTGGGGGCACGCTGATGGGTGCCACCACGCGCACCAACTTCCGCTCGATGGCCGGGGGTGAGATCACGCCCGAGATGTACGGCCGGATCGACGACGTCCGCTACCAGACGGGCCTCGCCCTGTGCCGGAACTTCATCACCCTGCCCCACGGGCCAGCGCAGAACCGCGCAGGCTTCCAGTTCGTGCGCGCCGTCAAGGACAGCACCAAGAAGACCCGCCTCCTGCCCTTCACTTTCAGCGTCTCCGACACGGTGGTCATCGAGTTCGGGGCGGGCTACTTCCGCTTCCACAGCCAGGGCGGGACAGTGCTCTCGTCGGGCAGCCCCTACGAGGTCGCCAACAGCTACGCAGAGGCCGACCTGTTCGACGTCAAGTTCGTGCAGTCGGCGGATGTGCTGACGCTGGTCCACCCCGACTACGTCACGCAGGAACTGCGTCGCTCCGGCGCTACGAGCTGGGCCTTGGCCAACGCCACGACCGGCCCCGGCATCACCGCGCCCGCAGGCTTGGCAGTCGTGCCGACCACGGCTGGTGCCAGCTTCCTGCGCAACGACGCCTACGTCGTGACCTCGGTCAAGGGTGATGTCGAAAGCGCGGCGTCGGCGGCCGTCACGGCGTCCAACAACCTGAGCGCCGCCAACACCTACAACACGGTCAGCTGGACGGCACGCACCGGGGCCACGGGCTACCGGGTCTACCGCCAAGCGGGCGGCCTCTTCTACCTGATCGCGGTGCTCGACGGCAACGCAACGGTCAGCGTGATCGACGACAACCTGCCCGCCAACGGCGGCATCACGCCGCCCCAAGCCTCCGACCCCTTCGCCTCCAGCAACTACCCGGGAGCGGTGACCTACTTCGAGCAGCGCAAGGTCTTCGGCGGCTCGACGACACAGCCCCAGAACATCTGGACCACGCGCACCGGGTCGGAGGTCGACTTCAACTTCTCGGTGCCGCCGCGCGACGACGACAGCATCCAGTTCGAGATCGCGGCACGCGACTATAACCAGATCATCCACCTGGTCCCGCTTCAAGACCTGATCGTCATGACCCAGGCGGGTGAGTGGCGCATCTCCTCTGGCGGCAACGCCCTGACGCCGGGCGGCTTCAGCGTGCGGCCGCAGTCGTTCGTCGGCGCAGGCCCCGCCACCCCGATCACCACCGGCTCGAACCTGATCTTCGCCGACACCGCTGGCCACATCCGCGAGATGTCGTATCAGGACACCGCCGCCGGTTACCTGACCGGCGACCTGTCGCTGCGCGCACCGCACCTGTTCGACACCTACGAGATCGTCGACACCGCCCAGACCAAGTCCCCCTACCCGGTCCTCTGGTTCGTCAGCTCGAGCGGCAAGCTGCTGGGCCTGACCTACATCCCCGAGCAGCAGGTGTCTGGCTGGCACCAACACGACACCGCTGGCTCTTTCGAGAGCATCGCGGCCGTGCGCGAGGGCACTGAGACGGCGCTCTACGCCATCATCCGGCGCGAGATCAACGGCAGCTCGGTGCGCTACGTCGAGCGCATGCGCAGCCGGGCGTTCAGCGACGCGGCCGACGCTTTCTTCGTAGACGCAGGTGTCTACTACAGCGGCACGGCCATCGACGAAGTGACGTCGGGGTTGGCCCACCTCAACGGCGAGACCGTGTCGATCCTGGCCGACGGCGCTGTCTGCCCGCAGCAGACGGTCTCGGCGGGTGGCCTGCCCGAGCCGCTGCCCGCCGAAGCCTCCACGATCATCATCGGCCTGCCTATCGAGGCCGACCTGCAGACCCTGCCCTTCGCCGTCGAGATGCCGGGGGCGGGCCAGGGCCGACCGAAGAACGTCAACGAGGTGTGGCTGCGCGTCTACCGCAGCTCCGGCGTGTTCGCGGGCCCGAGCTTCACCAGCCTGACCGAGTACAAACAGCGCACCACCGAGGTGTACGGCGCGCCGCCCAACCTGACCACCGACGAGATCGCCATCAAGATCGGGCCGCAGTGGTCGACCAACGGGCAAATCTGCATCCGTCAGTCCGACCCCCTTCCCCTGACCGTGCTGTCGATCTCCGCGGAGACTGTCCTTGCCGGTTGAGGTGCGCTTCGCCCGGATCGCGGACGCGGACACCATCGAGCCGAACCTGCGGGGCTCCGACCGCGACGAGCTGGTCGCCGCCTCGGGCCCCGACGTGCTCGGCCAGCTGCGTGAGGCGGTCGAGCTGTCGCACGGTCGGCTGGGCCCGATGTCCTTTGTCGCCGAGCACCAAGGCGAGATCGTCGCGCTCTTCGGTTTCGTGCCAGCGGCGGCCCTGTCCAACACCGCCTACCCGTGGCTGGTCGGCACGCCCGGCCTGGGCCGTGTGCCCCGTATGTTAAACCGGCTTTCCCGCTCGTACTGTGCTGCCGTGCTGGCCGAATACCCCCTTCTGTTCAACCACGTTGACGCTCGTAATACGACGAGCATTTCCTGGCTGAAGAGACTGGGGTTCAGGATCGGCGAAGCCCAACCCTTCGGTGTCGAAGGCCTCCCCTTCCACCGCTTTGAGATGCGAGGCCCCCTTGTGTAACCCGATGGCGATTATGGCCCTCCAGGGGGCCGGAGCGGCGACCTCGGCCATCGGAGCCTACGGTTCGGCCAAGTCCCAGAAGAGCGCGCTCGGGTTCCAGGCCCAGATGGCCGACATGAACGCGCAGCTGGCAGAACGCCGGGCGCAGATTTCCCTCGAGCAGGGAGCCTATCAGGCACAAGAGATTGAGCGCGGCGGTGCCCGGCAGAAAGGCGCACAGCGCGCAGCGATGGGGGCGAGCGGCATCGCCCTCGGCAGCACCACCGCACAGGCCATCGTCACCGGCACCGACCTGGTCACCGCCGAGGACGCGCAGCAGGCGCGGGTCAACGCCGTGCGCGAGGCCTTCGGCCATCGCACCGACGCCACCAACAAGCGCAACGAGGGCGTCGCCGCCCGGGCCAACGCCCGCGGCATCAACCCGATGGGCGTGGCGGCGACCAGCCTTCTGGGTAGCGCCACCAGCATGGCCTCAAGCTACTACGGTATGAAGAAGGCGGGCGGCTGATGGCCAACCTTCGTATCGACGACACGCGCCGCGTCGCCCCGGGCCAAGCCCCGGGCCAGTTCAGCGCGCCCGACGCCTCGCGCGGCGCAGACTTCGCTTCGCGCCAAATGCAACAGACGGGCCAGGCCGTGTCGCAGGCCGGTAAGCTGGCCGCCGACATCTGGACGAAAGAGGCAGAAGAGGTCAACGAGGCCCGCGTCAACGACGCCCTGAACCGGGCGACGCTTGCCGCCCAGACCTCCCTCTCCGAGGCGACCGCCCTTCAGGGAGAGGCAGCCATTCGTGTGGGAGAGGAAGGGCGCGCTCTCCAAGACGTTTATGTCCCGCGCCTCGACCAAGAGCTCACCGCGATCCGCGCGGACATGAGACTCACCCCGGTGCAAGAGGAGCGGTTTAACGCCCGCCTCCAGCCCCTGACAACACGCTACCGAGGCGCGCTGGACACGCACTTCGCCACGCAGGGCGGCGTCTACCGAGGGCAGGTCTACGAGAGCGGTGTCGCCGTTCATTCCGAAGCGATCCGCATGAACTGGGATAACCCCGACGTGGTCGCCGACAGCGTCGCGCAGCTGCGTGTGCTGACCGCCGCTCGCTCCAGGGACTTGGGCCTGCCCGAGGCTGCCGCCGCCATCGCCGAACGCAACAACGTCGGAGGGGCCCTTCTCGCCGTCGTCAAAGACCTGGCCGACGAAGACGTCGTCAAGGCCGAGGCTTTCTTTAAGGCCAACGAAGACAGCATGACGGCCCAGCAAAGGGACGAAGCGCGCACGGCGCTGATGCCCGCGCGCGAGGCCCGCACCGCCAACACGGTCGCCGATATGTTTGGCCCCAGGCTGGGGAACGTGGTGGCCGCCCCAGGCGGCGCGTCCAGCTTCGACCAGTCGATGGTCTCTATCCGGTCGTCCGAAGGCACGGCCCTCGTGCCTGACGACAACGGGGCAGGGCGGGCTCGCTACGGCATCACGGAACGCTCGCACCCGGCCGCCTGGGCCGACGGCGACGTTACCCGCGAAGAGGCGGACGCGATCTACAAGCGCGACTATTGGGACGCCATCGGCGCGGACGACCTGCCCGCAGGCCTGGCGCACATCGCCTTTGACACCGCGGTCAACATGGGCGCGGGTAAAGCCAGGGAGCTGCTGGCGCAGGCCGACGGGGATGTGGCCAAGTTTGCTGACCTGCGCCGCGCCGAGTACCGCCGGATTGCGGCGGGCGACGCCGACGGATCGAGCGCCCAGTTCTTAGAAGGCTGGCTGGCGCGGGCCGACAAGGTCGAGATGGAAGCTCTCGGCCAGACGCCAGCGGGCCCCAGCCGCGCGCCGACCATGACGGTCACCCAGGCCGTCGCCGCCGCCCGGGCCGAGCTTGGGCCAGGCGCGCCACCGTCCTTGGTTCGCGCCACAGAGGCCGAGGTCCGCCGCCGTTACACCGAGTTCGACCAGGCCGAAGCCCAAGGCTTCGAGACCGCGCTGGCTGAGGCCTACCAGTTCATCGAGACCAACAAGGCGATGCCTCCCGCTTCGGTCCTGGCCCGCTTGAAGCCGGGCGTGTTGAACACGGTGACTGCCTATCTGGAGACGAGGCGCAGACCGCCGACGGTAAACAGCGACCCAGAGTTCGAGAACTTCCTGATCGCCAACCCTGACCAGTGGGAGGGCATGACCCGGCAAGAGTTCGCGGTTTTCGCCAACGGCCGCTTGAACGACCGCGATCTGGCCAACTACCAGCGCGATCTCTACCGGGAAGAAACCAGCGCCAACACCGCGGCGCGGGCGCTGCTGGCTGATCTGGGAACGGTGAACGCCACGGACTTCGCGGCCGCTTGGCGCGATAACATGACCCGGATGGGGCAAACCCCAGCGAAGGCGGGCACAGAACAGGCCCGAGACCAGGTCAACCTCCAACAGAGCCTGCGCACCTGGGTCGAGGCAGAGCAGCGTTCCCGTGGCAGGGTTTTGACCCCCACAGAGATCAGCGACGAAATCCGCAACCGCATGCTCGGGCTGCAGTGGAACGCCTCTATGTTCCAAGGCGGCGGGCGGCGCGTGGCTACAAGTTTCTCTGAAATGCCGCAGGACCGGGTGGACTACTACCGGCGTGTGATACCGCGCCGCGGCGGCTCCCGGAACCCGTCGGAAGAAGACATCTACCGCAACTATCTCGTCGACACCCTGGGTAACTGACCGCATGCCACCTGCCAACATGACACCGCAAGACGCCGCTGCCGAGGAACGCCGCCGCCAGCTGGAGGCTTCTTTGCGTATGGGTGTGGTGGAAGTGCCCGACAGTCTCGCGCGCGACCGCGCCGAGGCGCGGGCACGAGGTATGTCCTTGGCCGCTTACCGGGCAGCGCGGACGGCAAGCGTGCCGCTGCCGCCGCCGAACTGGTCGGAGCTGCCTGCCGCGTCGCCGCGAACGAGCGAGTTCCTGTCCAACCCCGTCAACGCGGGCCTGGCACAAGACGACATCGTGACGCTGCAGGACATGGAGAGCTTGCTGGCAGGGGGCGAGGCGTTACGCGCGCCCGCCGCCCCGGCGGACCCGGGCCGCCAGGCACGCATCCTCGCAGAGTACGGCCCCAACGCCTTCTCGGGCCCGATGCAGCCTGCCCCGAACGGAGGTTTCGGTTCCGGCATTGAGCGTCTTATATCGCGCCTGGGCGAACGCTCGGGGCAGATTGTCACAAACTTTGCGGGCACGGCCGAGACAACAATGGGTGGCGTCGAGCCGTTCGTTCGACGGCAACTTGACCGCGCTGGCATCCCTTCGTTCGACGCCGTGCGTGACGAAACCACCGGCGCGATCTCTATCGTGCGCAGCACCCCCGAGACATACGCGCGCGGTCTGCGTTTGGCTAACGCATTGGACGACGTGAACCCCGTCCCCCAAGGCACAACCTGGGAAGAGTTCAAACAACGCCCTGTCGAGCGCGCGATACCTTTTATACTCGAGGAAGGCATCGCTTCGCTCCCCGACATGATCGCCGCGGTTTTCGCCACGCCGTTCTATGTTGCTTCCCAAACAGGCGACATCGGGGGCCAACGCGCTGAGAACGACGGGCGGGAAATCACGACCGTAGGTGACCTCGTGGCCGCCTTGCCTGCCGCCGTGGCGTCTTCCTACCTGGACAAACTCAGCGGTCGCGGCATGCTCGGCATCAGCGACGAACTTGTCGGCGGCGGTCTTCGCGCTGTCGCGGGGGCGTCGGGGCGAGCCGGTGTGGTCGAGCTGGGGACGGAAACGGCGCAAAGCGTCATCGAATACGCCGGTGCTACCGTCGGTACGGAGGCGGGCTTTGACCCGGTAACAGCTCTTGACCGGGCGGCGCAAGGCGCTGTGATCGGCGGCCCCTTCGGTGCGACGGTGCGCGGTGTTACCGCCACTATCGAAGACCAGCTGAACCGCGGCGCAAGAGCAGAAGCGCAAAGCCAGAGGGCCGAGAGCGGCGCTCGCATGGTCGAGCAGCTCGGCATCCTGGCTGCTGCCTCCAAGCTCAACGCCCGTGAAGCGCAGACCTTCCAGCAGTTCGTCGACATGGCCGCCGAAGACGGCGACGTGACCGACATCTACATCGCCAGCGAGACCCTCTTCCAGTCGGCCAACGAAACCGACCTCGACCTCGACGCCCTCGCCGCCGCCGTGCCCCACGTCGCCGAGCAAATCCGCTCCGGCGCTTCCGACATCCGCATGACGGTCGGCGAGTACACCGCCCACGTCGCCGGTACGCAGGCCAACGCCACCCTCCTCGACCACCTGCGCACGGACCCCCTGGGGATGAGCCGCGCCGACGCCAAGGAGCAGCTGGCCAACCTCGACGAGACGATCCAACAGGACTTCTCCAAGGCCTTCGAGCGGTCGGCAGAGACCGAGGCGGCGATGGCCTCGCGCGACGTCGTCGCGGGCCAGATCGCGGCGAAGCTCAACGCCACCGGCCGCTTCACTTCCGACGTCAACCAACGCTACGGGGCGATTGTCGCCAACTTCTACTCCACCCTCGGCGCTCGCCGCGGTATGTCGGCAGAGCAGATGGCAGAGCTTCTGCCGCTGGAGTTCAACGCAGAGCTGCCCGGCACGAACCAAGACAACACGCTCGCCCAGGAAGAGACCGTCGACCTGATCCACTTCAGCAGCATGCCGGGGATCATGACCTCGGACCCCTCTCGTTGGGGTTCCGCAGGCGTGACGCCGCAAGGCGAACGGGAGCGCCGCAATGCAGGCGCGCCGGGCCGCACCTATTTCGGGGTGCGAGGCGTCTACAACGGCGAACCGGAAACTGGTATCAGTGGCAGGTCGTTCCGCTACCAGGCCCGCGTCCCCGCCTCAAAGCTCTACGACTTTGACGCTGACCCGCAGGGCCTGAAGCCCACCGAGGGCACGGCGATGGAGATCGCCACCGCCTACGAGAAGGCAATCCAGGCCGCAGGCTTTAGCGGCTACCGCAGCGACGCCATGATCCCCGGCGCTGTGGCCATGTTCGACGCCGTCGACATGGAGCCGATGGGGCCCGTCCGCACCGCGCAAGACGCACAGCGGCTTGCCGCGCGCATGCGCGAGCTGGCACAACAGGATCGCCTGGCGCGGCTCGCCGCGCGCACCGATCCCGAAGAGAGCGTCGCGACCCGTCCCCCCGAAGACTTCCGCGAACAGGCCCTCTCCGAGCTGTTCGGCTCGAGCTACGCCCAGACGGGCGTGCCGCTCCTCGACAACCCCCTGCCGGTCGAAGGCAAGCTCACGATCAACGCCGTCGCCAAGGCGCTGACCGATCACCACATGGCGACGGAGGGGCGCAAGCTCTACCCCGAGAACGACGAGGCCGACTACGCCCGCGTCCGCGACGCCTTCATCGCCGAGGTCAGGGCGCAACTCTTGCAGCCGAACTCTGGTGTGGGCTGGTACTCTGCCGACGTGCAGAAGGCCATCGAGATGGCGGGCCGGGTCTACCCGAAGCTCCTGACGGAACCCTCCCACCGCTCGCTGTACCTGACCTTCGCCGGGTTCTTCTCCAGTGGCCTGGACCCAGACCAAGCCTTCATGTTGGCGTCCGAGGCATACGAGGCCTACCTCGCCACTGGCGTCATCCCGTCTAGCCGCGAGGCAGCGTGGATCGCCCGTGGTCTCCCGGTGCAGATGACCACCTTCAAGTCCAACAAGACAGGGGAGATGGTCACCCAGCCCAAGGGTTGGGGGCCTCGCAACCCCGACAACAACAAGATGCTCGCCATCGTGGCACACCTCGTCGAGCGCGAGGGGAGCCTTCAGGCGGCGATGGACTGGTTCATCACGCCGCAGTCGCGCACCGACATCAACGCGGCGATGCTCGACAGCGGCATATACAAGGCTGGGCGCTACACGACCAAGGCCGAGATCGCGGGGCCAGACAAGCCCGGCTACCTCGTCTTCGGCCTGAAGCTCGGCCCCTACACGATGGGGCTCCAAGGCTACGACATCGACCCTGAAGACGTGACCGTCGATCTGTGGTACATTCGCACCTATCGCCGCCACACTGGCCGCCTGTTTGAGGGCCCCATCGACCCGAAGACCGGCATCGTGGCGCAGCCTAGTGAAAAGGATGACGGCGTTGACCGGAGGGCGATTGTCCGTTTGACAAGCGACCTGGTGGAGGAGTTCGATCTTCCGACGGGCGACGTTCAGGCTCTGCTGTGGTTTTTTGAAAAGCGGCTCTGGGCCGCGCAAGGGATACGGACAAATGAAGGCACCAACTCAAGCGGAGCAGCCAAGCTCCTCCGATCCAAAGGCATCGACCCCGATGACGGAGATGGAGGCCGTGTCCCGGCTAATCGCGCTTTCCCGGCGGATGGCGGCGTCTTCAACCAAGGCCCCGCCCCCCGCACCGTAGACGCCTACTTCTCCCCGGAGAACATCGGCTCGATCCTCGAGAAGGACGACTGGGCCATCCTGACGGCTGCCAACCCGCAGGGCCAAAACGCATCGGCGGCGCAGAACGAAGCGGCGAACGCCAAGCTGGCCGCCGACCTCGAAGCTGCTGGCTATGACTTCCAACCTTCGGTCGGCCGCTACGGCCAGATCGAGCCGGGCTTCACCGTCGTCGGTATCACCGAGAAGCAGGCCCGTGAACTGGGCGACAGGTACAACCAGCACAGCGTCCTCACCCACAAAGGGGTGATCTACCAGGACGGCCACATCGACGTGGCCGTGGGCATAACGCAATACGACACCAGGCCCGAGGACTACTTCACCGAAATCCCGGGCACGGGCGCTCTGTTCCAGTTGGACATACCGAACTGGCGACAGGGCGGCCCCCAGATGCCTGCCGTCGGCACGCCCGCCTTCAAGACCTGGTTCGGTAACAGCGTCGTCAAGAACGAGGCCGGTGATCCGCTGGTCGTCTACCACGGCACGCCCTACGATTTTAACTCGTTCCGGGGCGACGGCGTTCTCAACATGTTCACGCCCAATGCAGAGCACGCGAGCTTCTTCGCGCGCGGCGCTGGCTCGACCATGCCCGTCTACCTGTCGATCCAGAACCCGTTGGAGATCACGCAGCAGCAGCTCGAGGACCGGCTCACGGAAGAGCAGTCCGACGACGGCATGCTGCCCCGCGACCTGCTGGAAGAGATCGTGGCCGAGGCCGTGGCGGCGGGCAACGACGGTGTGATCGTTCGCGACTTCTTCGACCTCGAATACACCGAAGACCTCTTCATCCCGGTCCAGCCGACCCAGATCAAGTCCACCCTCAACCGCGGCTTCTTCGACCCCAACGAGACCAACATCCTCTACCAGGCCGACCCCTTCTACTCGGCGCTCGAACGCGCTGTGGCTGACAGCCCGCTGACTAAAGCGCCAGCGGCGCAGTGGATGGCGACGCTCTCCAAGACGCCCGGCGTGAAGAAGGAAGAGATCGAGATCACGGGGCTGCAGGACTACCTCGACGGGCTGGCTAACCAGACCGAGGAGTTCAAAGCTGCCTCGAGCCAGGTCGACGCCAAGGGCAACATCACCAAGGACGCAGTGCTCGGCTTCGTGCGCGCCAACGGCGTGCAGCTGGAAGAGACTGTGCTGACCGGCGACCTGCGCATACAGGAGTACGAGGGCGAGGACGGCGAAACCGAGTACGAAATCACAGACCTTGAAGGCAACGCTCGCGCTTCGTACGGGAGCTACGCCGAGGCCGAAACCGCGCTGGACGCACAAGGTTCCCAGTTTTCTGACTACAAGCTCCCCGGTGCGGACGACACCTACCGCGAAATCCTCCTGAGCCTTCCCGACGTGGAAGGCCCCTCGACGCACTGGGACAAGCAGAACGTCGTCGCCCACGCGCGCATCACCGGCCGCGAGGACGCGGCGGGCAAGCGCGTGCTGTTCATCGAAGAGCTGCAGAGCGACTGGCACCAGAAGGGGCGGGATGAGGGGTATCAGCAGACAGTTGACGAAGCGCGGGTAAAAGAACTGCGCGAAGCCGAAGACACCGCCGTCCGCGAGTTGAACGCCGCGCGCGAACGTGTGTCCGCCGCCGTAGACGCGCTGGTCGAAGAGCGCATCATCGAGCTGAACGCTGTTTTGCCTGAAGCAGAAGCTGCAGGTGGATCAGTGCTTGAAAGCATCGAAGGGATGCTTAACGCGCTTGAAGAGGCCAGCCAGCAGCTGGGCCGAGGCATCGACCCCTTTAGGATATTGAACCAGGGGTCTTTGGCTTTGGTTCGCACGCCCGCCGTCGAGGAGGCGGTCAGCGGCTTCAGTGTCTTGAACTTGCGCGCAACTGAGCTGCGCCAAGACCTTCGCAACGCCCAAGACCCGTCTGGCATCCCCGATGCTCCTTGGAAGAAGAGCTGGGACGCCCTGCTCATGAAGCGGATGATCCGCTACGCCGTCGACAACGGCTTCGAGCAGATCGCCTGGATCAACGGCAACCAGCAGAACGGCGGCCAGACCGGCGGCGACGGCTCCTTCTTCTACGAGCGCAACCTGGTCAACGTGACCAACGACCTGCTGAAGAAGTTCGGCACGAAGGTCGGGCCGGTGGATATGCGGGACGAGAACTCGCAGATCGCTAAAGACCGCGCCGCGGGCGAACGAGTACGTCGTGAGGCCCTTGCAGACGCGCAACTGATCGACGGCGACAGTTACGCCGCCGGGCGCGCCCAGGAGAGGCTCGACAGCTACATCGCCGCGAACGAAACCGAGCTGGCCCGCCCTGCCACGTCCCTCGGCATCCAGAACGGCTTCACGATCACGCCCGAGCTGCGCGACGCCGCCATGTCTGGCTTCGCCATGTTCCAGCAGAACCGCGGCCAGATCGCCTTCGGCAGGGACATCAGCCAGACCCCCTCGGTCATCAGCCTGCTGCGCACGGCCGACCTCTCCACCTTCCTGCACGAGACGGGCCACTTCTTCCTTGAGGCGACCCTTCACCTGGCAAACATGCCCGACGCCGACGCCGTCTCGGTCGCCGACGCCAACATCCTGATGCGCTGGTTCGCCCCCGACATGACGCTCGAGAAGTGGGCGGGCATGACGCTCGAGGAGAAGACCCCCTACCACGAACGCTTCGCCCGTGGCTTCGAGGCCTACCTCTTCGAGGGGAAGGCACCGAGCACCGAGATGAGAAGCCTCTTCCGCACCTTCTCCTCCTGGTTGAAGAGCGTCTACAAGTCGCTGACCGCCCTGAACGTCGAACTGACGGACGACGTCCGCGGCGTCATGGACCGGATGCTCGCATCGGAAGCGGAGATCGAAGAAGCGCACCAGGTCTGGGCCCTCTCCGCTCTCTACGACGAGAAGCCCGAAGCCATGACCGAGGATGAGTGGGCACGCCTGCAAGCCCTCGGTCGAGACGCCACAGAGGAGGCCGTCGAACAGCTCGAGCGCCGTTCGGTGCGCGACCTGAAGTGGGCGTCGGGTGCCAAGTCCCGTGCCCTGCGGCAGCTGCAAGATGAGGCCGAGGAACTGCGCAAGGCGATCCGCGCCGAGGTCACCGCCGAAGTCATGGCCGAGCCCGTCAACCGCGCCCGCGCCTTCCTGCGCCGCGGCCTGGACGAGAAGGGCGAGCCAGTCGAAGGCGCAGGCAAGCTGGACCTGGCCACCCTCAAGGCGCTCTACGGCGATGAGCCCGCGCGCCCGACGGGGCCCCTCGGCCAGTTCGCCGCTGCGCCCGAAGGTCCGCTCTGGACCAAACTGCGCCGCGGCGGGAAGTATGGGGAGGTCGGCACAGACGGCCTCCACCCCGACATCGTCGCTGGCTGGTTCGGCTACCCGAGCGGCCAAGCCCTCATCGAAGACCTTGTCAACGGCGAGGTCGCCTCCGAGAAGATCAAGGGCCTCACCGACCAGCGCATGCTCGAGCGGCACGGCGATCTTTCCGATCCCCAGTCCCTCGAGAAGGCGGCCAACGAGGCGGTCGCCAACGAAGCGCGCGTCAAGTTCGTCGCAGCAGAGGAGGCCTACGCCGCCAAGGCCGTCGGCAAGAAGTCGCTGCTGGCAGAAGCCGCCAAGGCCATCGCCGACCGTGTCGTCGCACGCCTGACCCTCAAGAACCTGAAGCCTGCGCAGTATATCTCTGCGCAGATCAGGGCCTCGCGGGCGGCTCGCAAGGCCGCCGCCAAGGGCGACGGTGTCGGCGTGGCAACGGCCAAGCGCACCCAGCTCATCAACCTGCACACCGGCAGGGCCGTGGCTGCCGCCCGCAAGGAGGTCGAGAAAGACCTGCGCCTCTTCGCGCGGATCGTGACGGCGAAGGACGCGACCCTCGCCCGCAGCCGCAACATGGACCTGGTCAACGCCGCCCGCGCGATCCTGTCGAAGTACGGCATCGGCCGCGTCAAGAACGACGTGTCTGGCTACATCCAGGCGGTGCAGACCTACGACCCCGAACTCTACGCCGACCTGTCCTCCGTCTTCGGAGACCTGGTCAACCCTGAGCGCCCCCTCAACGAGCTGCCCTACGGCGAGTACGTCGCCATTCGTGACGCCGTCCGCCAGCTCTGGCAGCAATCCCGCCAGTCCAAGCTCATCGAGATCGACGGTCAGCAGCGCAGCATCGAGAGTGTGGTCGGCGAGCTGAACGCACAGATGGACGAAATCCAGCCCGACGCCGATCTGTCCGCCCCCGAAACCACGCCAACGAGGAGCGACCGCCTGGGTCACGAGATACTCGGCGTGAGGGCCATGCTGCGCCGCGTCGAGAGCTGGGCCCGCGGCGTCGACGTGCGGGTGCAGGGGCCCTTCACCCGCTACATCTGGAACCCCATCTCCGAGGCCTCCGACCGCTACCGCCGGGACAGCGCCGCCTACATGCGCCGCCTGAACGAGCTGATGGAGACGGTGCGCGACGAGATGAAGCCCCGCGACATCGCCGCCCCCGAGATCAACTTCGTCTTCAAGAGCAAGGCCGTCCTCTACCACGCCATGCTCCACACGGGGAACCTCTCCAACAAGACCAAGCTCCTGCTCGGCTACAAGTGGGGCAAGAAGAACGAGGACGGCACCCTCGACGACACCCAGTGGCAGGCCTTCATGGATCGCATGCACCGGGAAGGCGTCATCACCGAGCGCGACTGGGCCTTCGTCCAGAGCGTCTGGGACTTGCTCGAAGAGACGAAGCCGGGAGCGCAGCGCGCTCACCACGTCATGTACGGCCGGTACTTCAACGAGATCACCGCCGACCCTGTCGTCACGCCCTTCGGCACGCTGCGCGGCGGCTACGTCCCCGCCCTCACCGAGAGCTACTTCGTGCAGGACGCCATGCTGCGGCAGGGCGAAGACGGCCTCGAGAGCAACTCTGCCTCGCAGATGTTCCCCTCGACGGGCAACGGCTTCACCAAGGGCCGCGAAGAAAACTACACCCAGCCCCTCTCTCTGGAGCTGGGCCTGCTGCCAGCCCACATCGACAAGGTCGTGAAGTTCACGCACCTCGGCCCCGCCGTCCGCCAAGCCATGCGCCTGTTGAAGAACAGGAAACTGGCCGCCAGGCTCAAGGCCTTCGACCCGACGGCGCAGACCGACCTTCTCCTGCCTTGGCTGCAGCGCGCCGCCAAGCAGACGGTGGAAGCGCAGGGCATCGGGAACGGCGGCAAGTGGGTCGATAGAACCGCCCGCTACCTGCGCGGGACGGTGGGCATGCAGCTGATGTTCGCCAACGTGATCAACACGGCGCAGCAGGTCGTGGGCGGTCCCTTCGCGGCGGCTGTGCGCGTCAAGCCCTCCCGTCTTGGGCAGGCCCACTGGCGCTTCATGCGCAACCCCGCCGAGGTCACCACCGCCGCGACGAACCTGTCGACGGCGCTGGCTGTCCGCATGGACAACCAGATCATGGAGACGCGCCAGAACATCAACGAGATCATCGACCTGGACCCCACGGCCCTGGGCTCTGCCCGCCAGTGGGCCATCCGCCACGGCTATTTCATGCAGTCCGCCGTGCAGAACGTCATGGACCCGATCATCTGGACCGCCGCCTTCGACCAGGCGACGTCAGAGGGGCAGTCGACCGCCGACGCCGTCCGCTTTGCCGACAGCGTCCTGCGCGAAACGCAGGGGTCGTGGAACCCGGAAGACGTCGCCCGTCTCGAGACCGGCTCCCCCTTCGTGCGGATGTTCACGCAGTTCGGCGGCTGGGCCAACATGCTGGCCAACCTCAACGCCACGGAAACGCAGATCGTGGCGCGGGGCGTCGGTGTGGGCAAGGGCAAGGGCCGTCTCTTCTACGTCTACCTGATGGGCTTCGCCGCCCAGGCCCTCGTGGGCCAAGCCATCGCGGATTTGATGCGCGGTGGTTGGGATGACGATGAGGAGGACGGCTACCTGGACGAGGCCCTGAACTGGTTCTTCGGGAGCCAGCTCAAGCTCGGCCTCTCGTCGATCCCCATCGCTGGGCCCCTGGCCAATGTCGCCCTCGGCGGCTTTACGGAGGCCCGCTTCGACGACCGCCTCTCCGTGTCGCCGGTGTTGTCCGTGGTTGAAGGGGGCCTGCTCGCCCCCGCATCGGTCTACGACAGCGTCGTCAACGGCGAGAAGTTCAACCGTGCCGACGTCCGCAACGTGCTGACCCTGTTGGGCCTGGTATCGGGGCTCCCGCTGTTGCCCCTCGCCAAGCCCCTCGGCTACGCCGCCGATGTGGTCAACGAGGACGTCGAACCGACGGGCCCGGTGGACGTGGTGCGCGGGGCGATCACCGGCGCACCGTCGCCCGGCAGCAAGACGCAGTGACCTTTTCGGTATGTCTAAGGGCCGTTCCTGCTTCTAGGATCGCGCCCGTCCTTCGGAGCTTTTAATCTTGGCCATATCCTCGAGCACCCGCAAGGCCGGGCCGTTCATCGGCAACGACGCGACCACGGTTTTCCCGTTCGCGTTCAAGGTCTTCACCACCGCCGACCTGCGCGTCGTCCGCACCAACGCTCTCGGCGTCGAGAGCGACCTGGTGCTCGACACCGACTACACGGTCACGCTCAACTCGAACCAGGACAATGATCCTGGTGGCACGGTGACGCGCGGCACGGCCCTGCCGACCGGCGAAAGGCTGACAATCACCTCCGACGTTGAGGCGCTCCAGCCCCTGGTGCTGACGAACAACGGCGGCTTCTACCCGCGCGTCATCAACGACGCCTTCGACAAGATCACCATCATCGCGCAGCAGCTGATCGAACAGGTCGGCCGCTCGCTGAAGCTGCCCATCAGTTCCTCGGCCAGCGCCACCCTTCCCGACCCTGTGGCCAACCGGCTCATCGCCTGGAACTCGAGCGCCAACGGTTTCACCAACGTCAACCCGGCGTCCCTGGCCACCGTCGCTGCCTACGCCGACGCGAACCTCGAGCTGTTCACCGGCAACGGAACGCAGACCGCCTTCACCCTCGCCCAAGACCCGGCCGTGCTGGCCAACCTCGACGTGTCGATCAGCGGCGTAACCCAGGTCGGCGGTGAAGACTTCACCTGGATCGGCACCACGCTCACCTTCGTGGTCGCGCCTCCCACCGGCACGCGCATCCAGGTGCGCTACACCCGCGCCATTCCGCCCGCTGACCTGGCCGCCGCGGTCGCCGCCGCCGAAGCCGACCGCGTCGCCACCGCCGCCGACCGTGTGCAGACGGGGCTCGACGTCATCGCCGCCGAAGCTGACCGCGTGGCCACGGCTGCGGACCGCGTGCAGACGGGGCTGGACGTCGCCGCTACCGCCGCCGACCGTGTGCAGACTGGGCTCGACCGCGTCGCTACCGCCGCCGACCGCGTGCAGACCGGGCTGGACGTCGCTGCTACATCCAATAAACAGCCCCTTGACGCCGACTTGACGGCCATTGCCGCGCTGACCTCAGCCGCTGACAAGATGCCCTACGCCACCGGAGCGCAAGCGTGGGCGATGACGGACCTGACGGCGGCTGGCCGGGCGTTGCTGGACGATGTGGACGCGGCAGCGCAGCGGACAACGCTGGCAGCCGTCGGCACGGCTGACCTTGCGGCCTCGACCGGCGCGGCGCTTGTCGGGTCGATCCAGTCGGGAACGGGGGCTGCTGCCCGCACGGTTCAGGCGAAACTGCGCGACACCGTCTCAATCAAGGACTTCGGCGCGGTTGGTGATGGCTCGACCAACAACACAGTGGCCATTCAAGCCGCGATTGATGCGGTTTTTGCGGCTGGCGGCGGCACGGTGGAAATCCCCGCCGGTCAATTCAACATCGCGACGGCGATTGTGCAAAAATCCGGGGTTCGCATAGTCGGGCAGGGCTACGGCTCGCGGCTTCACTCTACAAACACGACGCGAACCGGCGCGATTGTCGCGGTTGGAACTTTAGGCTCCGAGCTAACCGGCCTATCGGTCCAGAACCTTCGCCTAACCTCAACCTATACCACGGCCAACGGTATTCCAACCGGGAATGGCATCCGGTGGGATTATGTGGACGACAGCACGATCATAAACGTGTGGGCCAACAACTGGTCTGACAGCGGCGTAGCACTTTGGGACAGTGATCGAGTCGCCGGGGTCAACATTTTAATCGAAAAGACCTCTCAAGGTTACGACGTTTTTAACGACTGCCACGACTGCACTCTGACAAACGCCACGTTCAGAAACATTGAAACCTATGTTGGTTTGAATGTCGAGGGCCTCGCGAACTCAGGTTTAACAAAACCTGTCGGGTTCGTCGGAAGCAACATTGTCGTTCGGGGCGCGACCTCTTACGGGATCAATATTCTAAACGCCCTCAAGCCCGTGCTTTCGGGTTGGTCGGTCAGCGGCACTACCGGAACGAATATATACGGAGACGGAAGCGGGCTGTTTGTTTACGGTGTCGAAGGCGCGGTGATTGGTCCCGGCGTGGCCTACGATAACGCAGGGCATGGCGTTATTATCGGTCCTGTGGCTGATAACACTCAAATGACCGGCGTGACCACTTACGACAACACCCTTGGTTCTTTAATATTGTCAAACGGCGGTTTGACGGGCACCGCATACGATGTCCACGTTGGTTCGTCGTGCTATTTTGAAGAGGGCGCGCCTACAGAAGAAACTAACACTAACTTTGCGCCAAGTGAGTTGTTCGGCGGCGCACAGTTCAACAACGTGGCCAATGCCTCTACTACGGTGCTGGACTGGTATGAAGAGGGGTCGTTCACCCCCTCCGTAATCGGCACCACGACGCCGGGCGTCGGAACGTATAGCGTCCAGCTAGGTCGCTTCACGCGCATCGGCAACATGGTTCATTTTTCCATCGACTTGGCCTGGTCGGCACATACGGGAACCGGAGACATTGCAATGGCTGGGCTTCCCTACGCCTCAACCGGCACGCTGAACCACGCCGTAACCATCCGAAACAACGGGCTAACCGGCACAAGCGGAAGCGTTTTTGAAGCAATCGTTCCGCAAGCATCGTCGGGCATTTCCATCAATCAATACAACGCAGCAACAGGCTTTTCCACAGTTCCGATGGACACTAGTGTTGCTGGAATAACGCTGACCGGCAGCTATAGAGTGGCCACCTAATGACCCTCGAACCCGGCCCCCTCATCACCCTCGGCCTCGCTGGTGTGGCTGTTATCATTTGGCTGGTGCGGCTTGAAGGCCGCGTCAACGGCACGGCTACGACAAATCAGCTTGCCACGCTGACATCGCAAATCAGTGCGCTGGCTGCGGTGGTTGCGGCGCTGCAAGCCAAAGAGGCCAGCCACGACAACACGCGGGAAGAGGTCATTCGGGTGCAAGAGCAGCTCAAGCATTTGACGAGCCTGATCGAGCGGCTGATGCCCGCCGCGCTCCGAAAGGTAGGCGAATGACCGATAACCAAGACCCCCTCCCCGAGCCTTCGTTCCACTGGCGGCGCTGGGTGACGATTGGCTATGTGACCGTCACCCTGATCCTTCTCGCAGGCATCGTCTGGAAGCTGTCAGACGGTGGGCCGCTGCGCGACGTGGCCCTGGCCCTGATCGGTTCGCAGGCCTTCTTCGCCCTCCTCTACATGGGCGGCGCGTCGGCCGCCGACCTCGCCCGCATCGTCGCAAGCTGGAAGAAGCCATGACCTACGCTCTCGGCGCTCAATCCAAGTTCCGCCTCCGCGGCGTCCACCCCAAGCTGGTCGCCGTCCTCGAGCTGGCCATCCAGCGCACCGAGCAGGACTTCATGGTCCTCGAGGGCGTCCGCACACCTGCACGCCAGGCCGAGCTTTTCGCGCAGGGCCGCACGAAGCCGGGCAACAAGGTGACGTGGACCCTGAAGTCGAACCACTTCATCAACCCGGAAACGGGCTACGGCCACGCGGTCGACATCGTCCCATACCCGGTGGATTGGAACGACCTCAACAAGTTCGACGACATGGCCGCCGCCGTCTTCGGCGCAGCCAGGACGCTGGGCACCACCATCCGGTGGGGCGCTGACTGGGATCGCGACGGCAAGCCGCGCGAGAAGGGCGAGAGCGACAGCCCCCACTTCGAGCTGGTGCTATGAAGAACCCCTTCCCCCTCCGCACCTGGCTGATCCTGGCGGCCGTTGTCGTCGCCGTGCTGTCCCTCCTCTCGTGGCGGGGAGCCTGCACCTCTGCCGACCAGGCCAAGGACCAAGCCACCATCGCCGACGCGCGCACCGACACGGCGAAAGAGACCTTTGAGATCACCGTCAACAACGCGGCGGCCGACGCCGCCACCCAAACCCAGGTACAGGAGGCCCAAGATGCGGTACGCCAAGCTGATCCTGCTGACCGCGAGCGCGTTGCTCGTCAGCAGCTGTGCAAGCTCCAGGGTGGCAGCGCCTGCTGAAGGCTGCTCGGTCTTTGGCAAGGCCATCTTGGGCAACGTCGTCGGCCACGCTACCCTCGCCGACAGCGGCGTGCCGTTGGACGACTGGCGCAACTACGCCCTCGACGAGACCGGCCGCCTCACGCAGTCGGAACGCGACAAGAAGGACGGCCTCGCCGTCATCAAGCTGTGCGAGGCGCGAGACCAGCGTGCCTACCGTGCCATCAACGCCCCGTGGTATGCCTTCTGGGCCCGCTGAAAGAACGAGAACATGACCACCTTCGTCCCTCAGTCCCTGCTCGCCGAGGACTACCCGACCGCCGCTGAAGTCGTGGCGCTGGCCAACATCATCTGCCCCATCGGCACGGTGATCGACTATGCAGGCACGGCCGAGCCCGCTGTGGTGCAGGGTGTGACCTGGGTATTCCCTTACGGGCAGGCGGTCAGTCGCACGACCTACGCCACCCTCTTCGCGCGTTTGGGGACGGCCTACGGCGTCGGCAACGGCACGACCACCTTCAACCTGCCCGACTACCGGGGCCGGGTGGGCGCTGGCCAGGACGACATGGGCGGCACCTCGGCCGACCGCCTGACCGCCGCGGTGTCGGGCATTGACGGCGACGTGCTCGGCGCGTCGGGCGGTGACGAGCGGCTGCACGGCCACACGCACACCGTCAACATCACAGACCCTGGTCACGTCCACAGCTTGGACGTCCGCGGCGGTACTGGTGCTGGCTCCGCTATGGAGGACGCCGACGCCAGCGGCGCGACGCCCACGGTCAACACCGGCAGCACGACGACCGGCATCACCGCCGCCGCTACGTCGACGGGCGGCGGCTCGAGCCAGAACGTGCAGCCGACGATCATCGTGAACAAACTGATCCGGGTGCTCTAAAGCAAAAAGCTCCGGCCGCTGGGAAGGACAAGTAACCAGCGGCCGGAGCTTTGGTCGTGACTGGCTCCGCGAAGGGCCTTGTCACTCATCCCACAGCCCCGTCTCCCGGGAGGCTGTGAGGCCAACAGCTAACCTAACACAATTTGGCGCTAGATCAAGGTTGCCTTTTCATGGCGTCGAGCATGATCTGCTGGACGCTCCTCTTGTTGGTAAGCCGGTCTAGTACGAGTTCATCCACGGTGCCGGTGGCCAGGATGTAGTGGACGTAGACGGGGCGCTTCTTGCCCGCCTGCTGTTGGCGCATGGGCCCCACGCGCTCGATGATCTGGTCGTGGGTCTCAAGGTTCCAATCTAGCCCGAAGAAGGCGACGATGTTGCAGTGCTCCTGCAGCCCGTCTACTCCGTGCCCGAGGCTCGCGGGGTGGGCAAGCCAGACCCGTCCAACCCCAGCCTTTGCAGCTCGAAGGCCCGCCGACGTGCTGAGGTCGATGGCATGGGGGAAGGCTCGCTGCAATCGCTCGAGGTCGTGTCGGAAGTTATAGGCGACGAGGACTGGTGCTCCGGCAGCCTCTTCGACCACACTTTCCAAGGCGTCCAGTTTGGCTCCGTGGACTTCGTGCCAGGCCTTGTTCTCTTCGTTGTCATAGACTGCTCCATTGGCTATCTGCAGGCACTTGCCGGATCGGGCGGCGGCGTTGACCGCCTCGATGCCGACCGCCTTGATCTCGGTCCACATCTTGCGTTCCATCTCGCGGTACTGGGCCCGGGCCTTGTCGGGCAGCTCGACCCTGATCTCGTTGAACAGGGGCTTCTCGACCGGCACCTCGGTGGTCAGGCAGATGTCGCGGAGCGCCGTCTCGATCTGCTCCTGCGCGAAGGGGAGGGGGTCGATGCTGAAGCCGTCGAAGGACTTCTGGAACCACCGCTCCTTGAAGCTCTCGAAGGTACGGCCCAGACGCTGGCCAGCGTCGAGGAACCAGCCCTGCCCCCAGAGGTCTTGCAGCCCGTTCGGCGACGGCGTGCCCGTCAGGTTGATCCAGCGCGGTGTGCGGTGCGCGACGCGGCCCAGGGCCCTGGCCCTGGTCGAGCCGCCCCCCTGGTAGTAGGTCTTGCCGGTGGTCGCATGCGTGCGGAAGCCGCCGCGGAAGCTCTTCAGCTTGGTGCTTTCGTCGGCGATGACCAGGCCGAAGGGCCAGTCGCCGTCGAGCTTCTCGAGCAGCCACGGCAGGTTCTCGTAGTTGATCGTGGCGAGAGGCGAGCTGCCCTTGCGCGCACGGCCGAGAGCTGCCAGCCGTTCGGCAGGTGTGCCGAGGATCGTCTCGACCTGCCACCCCGCGCAGAAGTCCCACTTCCTGACCTCGTCGGGCCAGGTGTGCTCGGCCACCCTCTTGGGTGCGATGACCAGAGCGGGCCGCGTGACCTCGCCGCAGAGGTGGAGCAGGTCGAGGGCGGCCAATGTGGCCGAGGTCTTGCCCGTGCCCATCCCCGCCCATTGACCGGCGCGCACGACCTCGCAGGCGTGGTCGATCATGGCCGGTTGCCAGGGCCTGGGGACGTACTCACGGGACAAGGCGCAGTCTCCAAGGATCGGGGAACTGGCTATTCAGCACGCCTGGCTCACCCGCCCGGTGCAGAGCGCCGATGACCGAGTTGCGGGTGCGGCCCAGCTTCTCGGCGATTTCCGCCGCGCTGCGACCGGCACGCCGGTGGCGTATGGCCCGATCCAACTCTGCGGCGGTCCAGGGTTTGTGGGCGGGGCTGCCGCCCGTCGGCTTCGGGGCGCGGCGCTCTCGGATTTGGTGGTAAGGGTTCACTGTGTCCTCTCCTCAATGTAATCGTCGACTGCCTCGACGGTGTCGAGGACCAAAACTGTGCAGCCCGCGCCGCGCAGGCGGGCGTGCTCCCTCTCCTGGTGCGGGTCGGGCTTCTTGCCGGGGGCCTTCAGCTCGACGAAGTCGATCTGCGGCCCGCCGTCGGCGCGGCTAGACATAAAGCCGAGAGCGACGGGGGACCAGACCACCAAGCGATCCGGCGCACCGCGGTGCCCCGGCCAGAACATCTTCCTGACCAGAGCGCCAGCAGCTGTCGCCTTCTTGCGCAGGTGCGCTTCGACCGTGCTCTCTCTCATTTTCGATACCTCTGTCCTTCCCACCCGGAGGCGGCGAGCGGGAGGCCCGTCGCCCAGGGCGGTACGGTTGACATGATGGCAGACAGACGCTCCGCGGTAAACTGCCCGCTGTCGATTGTCTCCGTGACCAGCTCATCGTGGACCGTGAGTGTGATCTCGAACCCAGCCGCCTCGGCCTCGGCCATGTTGTGCGCCAGCACGTCGCGAGCCCCGCCCTGCGTGGCGTTCTCGATCAGCTTGCCGCCGTAGGTGTGCAGCCGCTCCCATTTCCGGGTGTACATGTTCGTGCCCATGTACGTCAGCTTGCCCTCCTCGACGGCGACGCCGGGGTAGCAGAGGCAACGGCCAGACGGCAGGCGCATGCGCAGCCAGCTGCCGTCGCGTTGGAAGACGAGCTTGCCACCGGCCGCCTCGACCCGCAGGCCAGGCTGCTCTGCGGCGCGGATCGCGGCGCGCTCGGTCTCGTACCATAGCTCGACGATGTGCTTGTTCTTCTTGCGCCAGGCCTTCACGATCTCGAGGGCCCGGGCGTCGGACATCTCCAGCCCGTAGATGCGGGCCATCGCCTGGAACGCGCCGACCGCACCCTGGTAGCCGCAGTTGTGGACAACTAGAGCCTCCCCGGCCGCGTTGACCACGGTGAAGCGGTTACGCGGTCCCGCATTTGCAAGATCGTAGACGGGCCTCAAGCTCCGCGATCCGGGCTTCCATAACCCCGACCTTACGTCTGTTTTTCGAGTTCTCTTGTCTTGTGATGAAGCGGAGGTTGCCGGGCTCGTAGCCCTTGTTGACGTCCTCGCGGTCCAGTTCCAGAGCTGGCTGATCCCACCCGTCAAGCGTGACCAGGTAGGCGAGAAACGCGGCGCGGTCGGCGCGCCAAGGCGCGTGGACGAAGATGCCCCGGCCGCCGTAGTTCCTGCAGCCTGCATCGTTGGGGTTATGGCAGCGGTTAACACAAGCCGCGATACGGTTGCATAGCCTCCGGCGATGACCGTCGTCGGGCACGACGTCTGCGTAACGAAACCACTCTTTGCGCTTGGCTCCTGATTTTTTGATGGCGCACTTGGGGCAGCTTCGCGAGTAGCCGTTGCGCAGGTTGCTGATGTGGACGCGGTGTTCAGGCGCTCCGCAATCACAGCGAACCCTGACCGCGCGAAGACCTCCTGCAGGCCCAAGGTCGAAGCCAGAGACCACAAGCTGTCCGAACCGCTGGCCCTCGACAGGGCGCGGCAGATACGCTTTGAGGCGACCCGTTCCGCTTTCCGCCACAGGTCTCCGCATTGGATCAGGTGATCCCGGGTCATCTCGACCCCCTCCACGAGGATTGTCCGGCGTTGGCCCCGGTCGATAAGGCCGTCGTGCTTCACCCACTCTTCACCGTCCCATAGCAAATCTGTTTCGAGAACCGTGATAATAGGCTTCACGCCGGTGCTAGTCAACACTTGGGTATCAGGGCCAAGACACGCGAGTTCCGGTGTTTTCCCGTGTGACTGGCGTTGGTCGGCCGTGACCTGGTCGATGGGTATGTTCAGCACCTCGGACGCGCCGACGTAGTAGAGGTCGGGCCCGGTGCCTGCGTCGAAGGCGCGGAAGGCTTGGAGCTTCCACTCTTCGCCCGCCAGCCATGCCAGGAAACGGCCCTCGATGTTGGCCAGGTCGGAGGACACCATCTTCTTGCCGGGCCCGACGGTCAGCGCGCCGCGCGTGCAGTTCGCCGCCGTGTTCATGACGTTGTCGTAGACCAGGTCCGCGCAGTCGGCGAGGAAGACCTCGATGGCGTCGAGGATGGCCTGTTGCTTCAGCGTCGGGCGCATCAGGTTCTGGGGCTGGAAGAGGCGGCCAGCCCAGCGGCCGGTGCGCGCAGCGCCACAGAACTGGAGCGTCCCGCGCAGCCGCCCGTCGCTCGACGTCCCCCGCAGGAGCGTCTTGTACTTGGCGGTCGACGACACCGTGGCCATGAGCCTGATGCGGAGCAGGTCTTTGACGGGCTCCGGCAGGTTCTCGTCGGCCAGTCGCCGCTCGAGCGTGCCCTTCTGCATGTCGGGCAGGTCGACGTCGAACTCACCGAGCAGGTACTTCAGGAAGGCGTCGCGCTGCGTGGTGCTCTCGAGCCCCTGACCCGTCTCCGGGTCGAAGCCGGTCAGCTCCTGCGTCTTCGCCTTCAGCCCCTTCTTGGCCAGGTCCGTGGCGCGCACGGCGGCCTCTGCCAGGGCCAGGTCGACGGCGACGCCCCTGTCGTTGATCTTCTGGTCGAGCACCCACAGGTCGCGCTCGCGCTGGTTCGCGGGGTAGTTCCACTTAGGCAGACGCTTGCGCACCTCTCGCATCGCCAGGATGTCGGAGCCCGCGTAGTCGAGGAACCGCTGCCATTCGAGGGGGTGGGTCTCGCGCGTCGCGCGCCTGACCTTCGAGGTCTCGGGCCTGGGCTTGCAGAAGAGCTGGACCAGCTGCTTGCCCTCCTTGTGCTTGGCAAGGTCAGTCGGCACGCCCAGCACCGAGCAGAGCTTGTCGAGGGAGCCGGGAAGGCCGTGGGCGAGGGCCTGGACCATCGTGTCCACGACCCTCTCGACCGGCATCTCGTAGCCCCATGCGTGGCGCATGACGGTACGGTCGAAGGCAGAGTTCTGCCAGACCTGCTCGTCGGCGGCGTCGGCGGCGGCCAGCGCCACCTTGACCTTGTCCTCCCAGCCGGGCCTGGTGCAGTCGATGACCTCGACTGGGCCCTCGTCAATAGCCCAGGCCAGGACCGTGATCTCGACCTTCTCTGCGTAGCGGTGCAGGCCGTGGGCGAGGGGCGTTTCGCAGAAGGTCTCCGTGTCCCCGTGAAAGGTGGTCAACGGTTCTTCCCTCTGCGGCTGCGCAGCCGCAACCAGGTCCAGCCGAAGGCCCCCTTGGTGGTGCCGTCGGCGGCGTTCTTGATGGCGGTGCGCCAGGCGTCCCGGCTCTCACCGGTCATGCAGCGGGCGGCGTCGGAGATCGTCATGAAGTAGAGCACGTCCTCGCCGCGCCGCCCTTCGATGAAGGCCTCGTCCGCAGGGATGTCGACGTAATAGCTGAGGGGAAGGGGGATGTCTGGTGTCTGGGACCGCTGGCCCCTCGGTACGGGCGAGCTGTCGACGCGATCCTCCGAGCCTTCGATCCGGTAGCGGTTGTCCCTTTCGATCAGCGCCTGGCGCAGCGCCTCGGCGCGGGCCAGCCTGTCGGGGTGCGGATCGCCCGTGGCTTCGGGAGGGAGGGGCGTGCCCCGGCGGCGGTCGCTGGCGACACGGGCAAAATACTGGAAGGGGGTTGGGCCTTTCGGGGCGGGGTCGGTGTCGCCGCGCGCAAGGTCGAAGACCGGGGTGTCGCCAGTCTTCAGGGGTGTCGTGTCGGGAAGGGCGGGGCCCTTCTGCTGCGCGTTGAGGCGCATGCTGTAGTTTCTTCTATCTTTGCTCATGTCTCTTGTCCTTCTGGCAGATCGGGGGTGGCCCGGGAGGACCACCCCTTCTCCTGTTAGACCTCGTCCTGGGGCGGGTTGTCAAGCCGCTCGAGGAGGGCTTCGGCGTAGGCGGCAGCCAGTTCTACCGTCTCGTTGAAGTCCAGGTGGTCGTAGGTGCTGCCGCCGTGGGCGAGGATGCCCTGCAGCGCGGCAGCCGCGAGCAGGTCGAGGGCGCTGTCCCGGTTCATGCGAGGTCTCCCGCGTCAACGCCGTCGGCGATGTCGTCGAAGTCGTCAGCAGAGGCCGGTGCGCCGCCCGAGAAGGCGTCGCCGTCGCTGTGGAACTGCAGGCCCTTGAGCTGGGCGCGGATGCCCCGGCCCCACTTGTTGTCCTGCGCCCAGAACTCGACCTGGATGATCGCCTTGCAGCCCGAGTAGGGGCGGCCGTCCGACTGAACCAGCGGGGTCTTGTCCCTGTCGATCAGCAGGGGGCGGGTCGACGTCTTGGCCGTGACGTAGAACATGTCCTCGAAGCCGTCGTAGGCGTCGCCGTCCTTGTTCTTGTAGGGCTCCTTGACGAAGCCGACCTCGGGCTTCTTGCCGGTCTTGACCAGGTTGTCGAAGACCTGTTGGGCCTTGGCCCCCCACTTCTCCCGGGCCACGGCCAGCATGGCCTCGTCGAGCTTCTTGACCGTGGCCGTGTCGGCCGGGTCGACAATGAACTTGCCGTTGAACGCCGGGTCGCCGCCGTCGATAGCCGTGGGCTCGAAGACGTTGATGAAGGCGCAGCGGGCCAGAAAATTGACTTTCATGTTCGTATCTTTCTTGAAGAGTTCAGGGTTTGATTTCAACGCACTTTCGTAGGCACGATCTATGGCTATACGCCGGGCCAGAGACCCAGGCAAGCCGGTATTTGCTGCCTCTTTGAAGAGAGCCTCGATGCTGGCGGGCAGCTTTCCGATCATTCGAGACATGGGGTTAACGCACCGGCCAGAGGGTGTCGACGACGTCGATCATCAACTTGTAGCAGCCGTAGAGGGCCAGTGCGGTGAGAACGAAATCGAACCAGGTCATACCAGCGGCTCCTCGATCAGGGCGAAGTCGGACATAGTCGCGCCGAGCGACAGGGCGGGGCGCTTGTCGCTGGCCAAGGCCACCGAGGGTTTGCCCTGGCTCTGGGCGTATTGCTCCTGCAGCTTCTTCCACTGGCGGGGGCCGATGGTGCCAGCCTTGGCGAGCTTCTCGGCCGTGGTCGGGGAGATGAGTTTCAGCTCGAACATCTCCTCCGTCTTGAGCCGCATGGAACGCAGCTGCAGCTCGGCCTCTTCGGGGTTGACCCACTTGCGGTGGCCGCGCTTGCCTTCGACCAGCTTGAAGCCTGGCACCTCGACACCGGCGAGGAGGCGGCGCTCGGTCTCGGCGCGGACGGCGAGGCAGAACATCTCCATCAGGTCGACCTTGGACAGCGCCTCGGCGAGCACGTCGCTCGGCACTTCGGCAAGGGCGGCGGGGAGGGTCTCGGTGGTCAGGTCGGCGAAGTCGTCGACGCTGGCGGCGGTGGTCACCACGGCGGTGGTCTCGGCGGCGAGGGCCGGGCAGACGGCCTTGGCCTTGCACCACTGGCACTGGCTCGCGCCGGGCACAAGTTTGGGTTCAGCCTTGCCGTCGTATTGGTGCATAGCGTGGCGCGCGGCTATCTTGGCCCGCAGGGCAAACTGCTTCAGCTCACCCACGGTGGTCAGCCACTCGCTTTTGTTGTTCGCCCTGGGCTGCGAGATAATCAGGCGCACGGTCCAGTCGTCCTCGATGTCGTACACGAGCGAAAACAGGTCGATCAGGCCACAGACATACAGCTGCTGCTGTTCGTTTTCCTCGGCGCTGACGGCCACCCCCTGCCCGTGCTTATAATCAATCCCGACAATCTCGCGCAGCTCGGGCAAGATCGTACCGAAGTCGGTCGTGCCGTAGGCGGTGACGCCTGCGTCGATCTGCTCCTGATCCAAAATCCAGGTGCTGTAGTCGCACTTCTGCTCGACGACACGGTCGCCCCCGAAGGAACGGCACAGGTCCAAATAAACTTGGACCGCCTCGGCCATCTCTTCGTCAACCTCGAACTTGCGGCCGGTCTTCGGCACCTCGATGATCCGCCCTATAAACGCGGCGGCGTCCTGCCCCTGCTCCAGGCACATAGCCGCGACTTCATGCGCCGCCGTGCCTTCGTCGGCGTAGACCGACGAGCTTTCAGGGAAAGGCTTTTCGAGGGCGAGCTTGCCGTAACAGCGCATCCACCCGGGCGCGCCGCTGGCCGACAGGATCGCGTGTTGTGGGGCCTCAGACATAGGCTGCCTCCAGGCCACGGACGCGGTGGTTTCTGTGGATCGCCGACATGACTGACCCGGGGTTGACGCCGAGCGCCTCGGCAGCGTCTTTGCCGCTTTCGTACACAACACCGCCGACCCGCACGGGGCGTTTCAGCGCGTGTTCCTTGCGGTTCAGCTCGCGGTAGGAGTGCCGGTGATTGTCGCCGCACGACAACCACTCGAGGTTGGTCCAGACATTATGACCACGTTGGCCATCCTTGTGGTTGACCTGGAGTGCATTGTCGCCGGGAACAAAAGCTGCCGCCACCAACCGATGAACCAGGTGCGCCTTGCTGTCCCGGCCGAGACGGATGAACAAATAGCCGTTGCTGCCAGCCCCAGGCGTAAGCACCCGCCCGGTATTTACGTTGCGAACTTCGCCGTGGTCGCTGACTTGGTAGCGGCCCTCAAAGCCGCCGATGTCTTCCCAGCGGGATGTCATGTTTCGATGTCTCCTCTTTGCGCTTTCATAACCAACAGTCTGCGCAGCACGCGCTTGCGCTCACCCCGGGTGAGCATGACGTCCACCTCCCCTACCCGCACCGCCTTCACATTGCGAGGCAGCACGGGAAGGGCGGCGGGTGGGGGCAGGACCGGCACCACCAGGCCTGCGCCGAAGATCAACGCGCCGCCCGAAGGGCTGGACATGCCCCGCCGCATCAGCCCAGCACCTCGGCGGCGCGGGCCAGGAAGGGGCCCCACTGCTCTTCGGCCAGATCGCCGCCGACCTTGGCGTCAAACTCACCGAGCAGCTCGACGGCGGCGGGGCGGCCCTTCTCCTGGGAGACCTTCAGCACGGCGGCCTTGACCTGGGTGTAGTCGGCCGCAGGGGCCACCGGCTCGGCGGCGGGTTCCTGTTCAGGGACGGCGGCGGCCTCGACCACCGGCTCGGGGGCGGGCTTGGCCTTGGGCGGCGACACCGCCTTCACGGCACCGAGGAAGGGCTTCTCGGCGGGCTTGACGATGTCGCGCAGCGCGCCGTCGACCGAGCGGATGGACATGGCGGCGGCCAGGTTGTTGATGGCCTGGGCCAGCTCGGGGCATTTGATGTCGAGGGTGATGTTCACAGCATGGTTTCCTTTTCAAAGTCGTTGTAGACGTTCTGCGGTTGCTCGTCGGCGTCGAAGGGATAGACGTCGTCGAGGCGCTCGGCCAGTTCGAGGATGAGGTCGCCGTCAGGCTTCATCAGGTTCAGGTGGGCGAGACGGGCAAACTCGATCAGCCCGCGCGTCGTCATGCCCTTGAGCTGGATGCGGGTCATGCGAGCCACCATACGGCCAGGATGGCCTCGAGGCACACGCCCGCCACCAGGAGGGCGGTGAGGCCCCCCGAGAAGAGGGGGGTGCTCAAGTTCCTGTCGGAGGCGAAGCGATACCACTCACCCATAGACAGGAGGTTGGCCAGGAAGACCACGAGCATGGCCAGCGTGAAGAGAGCGTCGCGCATCAGTTGCCCTCCTCTCTCTCGAGCGCGAAGCCCATATAGTCCATGTTCTTTTTGAACTGCTCGCCGAGGGCCTTGAGCAGGACGGGCAGGTCGGCGTCGCGTGCGCCCCAAGCTGCTACAGGGAGAACTAAGCCCTCCGGCTTGGTGTGCACGCCGTAGATTTCGGTCATCGCCACGTCCATCGTGTCGAGGACGCGCTTGGCGAAGAGGGCCCCGGCGTCGAGCCATTGATCTTCGGTGAGGTAGAGCATCAGCTCATCTCCCCGTTCTGCTTCACGAAGGAGACGCGGCCCGAGGCGACCTGGATCATGACGCACTGCTGGTCGGCGTCGCGGCAAGCCTGGGCTGCGATCTCGACCAGCTTCTTGCCAGCGCCGACGCCGGTGTCCATCGCGATCTCGTATTTCAGGCTGTCGTCGTGGAAGACAACGCCGTCTTCGTTGCGCCAGACGCCCGTCACGAGGGTCTGGGTGTAGCCGCCGAAGTGGTCGAGGACGGCGTCGCGCAGGGCGGCGTGGGCCTCGGTGGTCTTGAGGCCCTGGTTGTCGCGCAGGGGCAGGATGATGAAGGCGATCTTGAGGTCGGTCATAGCTGTTGTCCTTCTGTCGCAGCGGCTTGTCCCGGCTGCCCACCCTCTCTAGGCCTGTCCGAAATGGGTGTCAAGCGTTTGGTTGTGAAAAATATGCATGTGAGAAAATGCTTGTACAACGCCTGGGCCGGGTATAGAGAGAGAGCCCGTCGGGACAAGCCGACAGCAAAAAGGACAGAGACAATGAACGACCGCCACGAACACGTTTGCCACCGCATGAAAGCGGCCCAGGCCACCAGCCAGTCCGACCGTGGGTTTGACTTCCGCCCCTCCGACGAGCCGCCGCTGTGGTTCAAGGCCGTGGCCGAGGTCCTGCGCCCGCGCTCTATCATCATTCTGGCCGCTCTGGCTGGCGTCATTTCCCTCTTTTGGATTGACTGACAATGATCGTTTCAACCCTCATGGCCGCGAGCCTGGCGCTGGCCCCGCTGCAGCAAGAAGTTCCCCGCCCCATTCAGAAGCAGGCAGAATACATCACCGTCGTGCTGATCGCCTGCCGCCCAGTCCTTGACCCTGTCTACTGGGACAGGTGGCTCCCCATCGCGCTTAATCTGGGCGTCGCCGAAGAATACATCTCCGCTGCGCGGGAAGTCGTTGCGCGTGACCCATACCCCGTGACCGAAACGCTGTGCCTGAATGCCTTGGCGTCGGCGCTCGACAAGCTCGAAGAGTTGCCTGCGCCAGCCAAGGCCGGTC